TTAATGGTCAATGCTGGATTAGATGGTAGCCAAGCAGGTACATCTTTACGTATGGCGCTAATTAGGTTGGCAAAACCTACCGAAGAATCATCTAAGACTATGGAAAAGTTAGGTTTTGATGTCTTAGATGCAAAAGGGAATTTTAAGCCTTTAAATGAAATTATTGGCGAGTTAACAAAATCCATGGACGGGATGACAGAAGCTCAAAAGCTAGCTAATTTAGCAACAATATTCGGTACTGAAGCCGCAACCGGAATGCTTATTCTGATGAATGAAGGACAGAACGGCATAAAAGGGTTAACAACAGAGTTAGAAAACTCTTCAGGTGCAAGTGCCGAGGCAGCCGCACAAATGAAAGCAGGGATAGGTGGGGCATTAGAAAACTTATCTGGTGCTGTTGAATCAGCGACTATATCTGTTATGAGTCAATTAACGCCTTTAATTAGTGATATAGCTAGATGGACAACTGAGATAGTTGAAAAGTTCAATAGTTTAGATGACGGTACCAAGAAAATGATTGCAATGGCTACAGGAATATTAGCTGCATCTGGTCCAGTGTTGACTATTCTTGGATTGTTAATTATGGGCTTAGGTGGACTAATATCTGCAGTAGGATTCTTAATTAGTCCAATAGGGTTAGTAATTGTGGCTATTGCGGGATTAGCTGGGGCATTTACTTACTTCATGGCTACGAATGAATCATTTAGGAATACCGTTATGTCCGTATTCCAAACGGTCGCTGGATATGTCAAAGGATTTATTAACACAGTCAAAAGTATGGGCCCAGGAATCATGGGTGCCTTTGACTCAATAGGTTCTCAAATTGGCTCTGTATTTCAAACGATTTGGGGTATTGTACAAACGATAATCCCTATATTTACAACTTTTTTCAGCAGTTTAGTTAGTGGGTTCCAAGAAGCTGGTGGTGTAGGTAGTGGATTTGGAATTCAACTAATTTCCTTATTCGTCGGCCTTAATCCAATCGTAAAAATGGTCATAATGCTATTCCAAAATTTTGGACCACAAATAACTGCAGCATTTCAACAGATTGTTACTATGGTATTACCGGTAGTAGCGACTCTAGGAACAGCATTAGGTCAATTGGCAAGTGCAGTCATACCGTTGATCATGCAAGCTATTTCGACGTTAATCCCAGTTATTATTCAGATGGGAATGACACTGATGACGATTATTAGCGCAGTACTTCCAATCCTGATTGGTTTATTTAATCAGCTGTTCCCAATCATCATGCAAGTTGTCATGATTGTTATTGATTTAGTGGCTCAATTCATGCCATTAGTAGCCGTAATAATCAGCTCATTGCTTCCAGTTATTCAAAATCTCATCCTGGCATTTATGAACATTGTTCAAGCTGTAGCGCCTGCTTTTATTGCGATAATCCAGTTGATTATTGGCGTGATTCAAGCTTTGCTACCAATTATCATGAGCATCATTACAGTAGTGGTCCATGTCTTTGCTGGCATTGTTTCAACCGTAAGTCCTATTGTAGCTTTCATAGCTGGAATTATAGCTGCAGTCATGTCAGTGATTTCTCCGATCATTGTTTTTATAGCGGGAGTAATTGCAAGCATAATTGCTGCCATTCGACCAATCATTGTTACGGTGACTGGTATTTTTAATACGGTTTTTTCTGTAATCAGTGGTGTTTGGCGTAATATTATGACCTTTATTGGTTCAGCGATTAACAAAATAAGTTCTATCATTAACGGGATCAGTTCAACAGTATCTAATGTTTTTAGTTCAGTTTTCAGCACGATATCACGAATCATGGACAAAGTATCTAGCAAAGTATCTGGAGTCTTTAGCGCAATCCAAGGTGCTTGGTCTGGACTAACTTCGTTTGTAAGTGGAGTGTTCAGTGGAATCTCCGGATCCGTTCAAACTTTAGTCAGCCAAGTAAAAGGATTCATAAACGGAGTAATTGGCGGAATAAACGCTGCTGTCTCTATTATCAATAAAATTCCAGGTGTTAGCATTAGCAAAATACCTCAGCTTGCTCGTGGTACTGATGATTGGCAAGGTGGCTTTGCTCTCATGAATGAAGGAGGACGAGGGGAACTTGTTAACCTTCCTAATGGTAGTCAAGTCATCCCGCATGATGTCTCTATGAGGTATGCAAGGGAAGCTGGAAGAAGCACAAGTGATCAGTCAGGCGGTCGATATCAACCAGCAGGCAATGATATGAGTCGAGTGGAAGCATGGCTTGAAAAGATAGCAAACAGTAACCAAGTTGTTGTCTTGGATAGCGGGGCGCTTGTTGGCGGCACTTACAATGAATACGACCGTGTTGGAGGTACGAAAACAGTCTTAACAGAAAGGTGGGAGTATTAGTATTGATGGAAGAGATTAAAGAAGGCTTTACCTTTTTCGATGCACATACAAAAGAATACAACATGAGCCTTAAAGAACGCCTTGCTCCCACTCCTGAAGAGAATACAATCACTGAAGAAGTGCCATTTATGCAAGGTTCATATGATTTTTCGATGATTCTAGGAGAGAGAATCTTTAAAAATAGATCTCTCTCTTATCGATTCGAAGTAGAAGAAAGAAGCTATCGGCATCGTAAAGTCGATGAAATAGTTTTGAAAAATTGGCTCATGAAAAGGGGCTGGGGCAGGTTATACGATGATCATGACGACGGTTACTATTACTGGGCGAAATGTACAAGTGTAACGGTTGAAGATGACCATGTTTTCGGTAGATTACTGGTATCAGTATCTTTTGAAGCCTACCCATTTATGATGGCTAAACTTGAAGAAGGTAACGATATCTGGGACGAGTTTAATTTTGAGCTAGACTATTCTCAACCGAATGAGTTTGTAATTAACGGCAGTTCTACCGTTAAACTAATGAATGTTGGTTCTGTAGGTATTGTGCCGACTATTATTGCTTCATCTCAGATGTCCGTTGTAAAGAATGGAGTCACTTATAACGTACCAGCGGGTGAAAGTAAAAGCGAATCCTTCAGATTGGAAATAGGAGAGAATGCAATGACAATTAACGGTACCGGAACGATTAAATTTATTTTTTATAAGGAGCTACTGTGATGTATGAAGTAACTATTTTCGATGGTCCTGATGATAAAGTGGGTATTGTTATCCATTCCCCTTTTCCTAACAGAGTAAAATTGTCTGCAGGAAGTGTAAAGCTGTTACTGAAGAGTATATCCAATGGATCCCTCACTATTAATCTTAGTAATCCTGGATGGGGGAAGATTAAGCCTTTAGTCACCTTAATTCGCGTGAAAGACATTAAACGAAATAAATCAGTCTTCAAGGGGCGTGTTTTAAAGCCTACGCACACTATGACTAGCAACGGTATGTTTAGTATTGAATATGCAATTGAAAGCGAATTGGCTTATCTGAATGACTCTAACCAGAGATTCGGAGAATACCATAATATCAGTGTTAGAGACTTCTTTACTGTGATGATAGAAAACCATAATAGTCAAGTAGAACCTCATAAGCAATTCAAAGTTGGCAACGTAACTGTTATGGATTCAAACGATTCATTGTATAGGTATTTAGGATATGAAAAAACTTTTGCTACCATTAAGGACAAGCTGATTGACCGGTTGGGTGGATACCTGGTTATTAGAGAAGAATTCGATGGCAATTATATCGATTACCTGGCTGAAGTAGGAGAAGATTCTCCAACAGAAATCAGGTTGCGGAAAAACTTAAAAGACATGAAGCGTGAGATTGATCCGACAGGAATTATCTCACGCTTAATTCCGTTAGGGGCAAAAATTGAAAGTGAAGATGAGGAAGCAACGGATGCCAGCCAAGCAAGAATTGATATAAAGGAAATAAATAACGGATTAGATTATATAGATGATCCAGACATGATAGCTGAATTTGGAGTTATTACTGGCACGATAGAGCTCGATGATGTTACTGATAAAAATACTATTAAGCTCCGTGGCCAACAATTTTTCGCTAGCCAAAAAGCAGCCAAAGTAACTTATTCTCTTACTCCAGTCGATGTCAGTTTAATTGACGAGTCTTTTGATGAGCTACAGGTTGGAAATCGCCATAAGGTCATTAATGAGGTTTTTGGAATAGACGAGCAGTTGCAGATAATTGAAAAAGAGATCGATATCCCTAATCCTACCAAAATAGCACTAACAATTGGGGAAAAGTATTTAACGTTAACCAGTTACCAGGTTGATGCTAGAAAAAAAGTAAAAAGTGTGGAGTCGTTAGAACGTCAAGTGACTGCGTACTCAAATAAAATTGCATCTATATCTACAGAACTGACCAACACCAAACAAACGTTACAGCAAACTCAAGAGCATCTACAAAATTTTGAAAGTGTTACGGATGGGGATATTGCAGTAATAAGCCAATCTGTCACTGAATTACTTGATGCGGTTGAATCCTTAGAAGATACAGTTACTAAAATGCCAACAGCACAATTAGCTTGGTTTGATAAAGATGGACTTATGTCTAAAAACGATTTTAATAAACTATATTACATTTCTCAATCGTCTAATTCTAACGATTTTTCTTATTATGATTTTGGTGTCAATATTAGATACGCTTTTGAGGTTATAGATAGTACTTTATCGGAAGGTTCAGGATCAGGAAATGGTTATTATTATTTAGCTAATTTACTTGAAGAAATGGCTCGTAAAATAGACGCACATGAGTTTAAAATTGCACGATTAGAAGGAGGTCAATAATGGAGTATAGAGATCCAACGCCCATTTCACCTGATGAAATTGATTATGATGAAAGTAAAGTGGATACTCGTGTATCACACTATACAAAACAAGTTAGAGAGAAGATGCATGGAATAGATACAAGAGAAGCGATGGCGAGAGCTGAGGAAATATCAAGTGTTGTTTCTACAGAAGCAAAAGAAATAAGTGTAGAAACTAAAGGTAGACAAGATATTTTAGAACAGCAATTCGATGACCAAATAGCTAATATGACTTTAGAAGATCCATCGTCTGCAGAAATAGTCGCCGCACAGACTAATAGAAAAACAGGTGAGAATTGGCAAACTATCGGCAACAGATTAGACGAGGAAAACAACCGTCTTACCGCACTCTTGGCGACTATAGAGGACAATAAGGCTGCCATTCGTGATGGATTTAGATCGGCATTAGATTTT